ATCGTCTGCGGTATTAACTATGCGTTCAATCTTTAGAGCAAACTTCTTTGGTGTCATCACCACTAGTTCTTCTAGGTTCATTATATAACTCCTCTTATGAGGTTAAAAAATAACAAGAGGTTAATCCCTTGTCGGTGAAATTGGAGCGGATAAGAAGAATCGAACTTCTGTCTTTTGGTTGGAAACCAAAGGTCTTACCATTACACAATATCCGCTGAAAGTGTTTTATTTATTTATGTAACCATTATATCAGATAGCACTCTTAATGTCAAGAAGTTTATTTATGCCTTTTCCAGAACCTATGATACATGCTTCATTAGCTCGTTCAACTGCAAACTCTACTAGTGACCAAGTCTTGGTACTATCGTTGAATGCAACCACTATTCTTACTGGAAAAGGTTGCCCAGTAGTACCTCTAGCCATTCCAGAAAATGAGAATAGAGGTATCTCTCTAAACTTCTTGGTTATATCAATAACTTCTTTTGATGTACCACAAAAGACAGGTTTATTTATCCATTTTGGTACAGCATAAGACTTAGCCGGCAATACCAGCAGAATTGATCCCAACACCATTATCAATAACGTCAGTCTGCACTTTGTTATTAGCCTCATTTTCTTTCTCCCATTGAGCTGTGAACTCATCAATGGTTTCAATAAGAAGAGGCAGATACTCAGTCTTTTCTTTTACAAACTCTTGAACAAGTCCATCTTCAGTAACAACTAGAACAACAATCTGAGTGATTGCAATACCAGTACGTTCTTCAAACATCTCTGCATAAGCAGCGCATTGTATATAGTATTCTAAGTTCCAATCATCCCTGCGTTCTGACTTAGAAGTCTTAAAGTCAATAATTGAGGGAACTCCGTTCCACTCAGCGATACAGTCTACTCGACCTGCAACACGATACTTCTCACTCCACAACCCTGCCTCTTGTGCATAGATATTATCTATACGTTTTACAAGACATGGTTTAAGTTGTGAAAACAAACACCACGGCAAGAATGCAAACTGTTCCTTTAATACTTCCTTGTTGTTGAGGAAGTCTTCACACATAGTATGAACAGCAGTTCCTCGAGCGGCAGCAGTACGCATGATATGATTTGCAACATCATTACCTACACGTTTTCGCCAGTCAGCAAGTCCTTTTGCCTTATCTTTACGAACACCCAACACTGTTGTGATGGATGGATAAAATCCAGTGGGCGTATCATAGAAACGCTTCCCCCCTGCATTTTTAGTCGATACCTCAGCGATATCTACTGGTGTGTGTTTAAACATATTTTAACCTCAATTTATTCATTAATATAATTATACCATGTAAAACATACCATGTCAAGACATTTTACTTTTATTGTTCCTTACTTACTATGATCTCTGCCGCACGTTTTGCATTAGATGCTGAATCAAATGAACGAGTGTATGCTTTTCGTAACTCATCTGTTTTGTCAGATATTTTCCATACAAGTCTGTTTGAGTTACCACCGCGGCCTTTGCCATATAATGATGGGTCAGTTGCTCTAGTAATTTCAAATCGTTCATCAGGAGATAACCACTTGAACACTGGGGTTGAACCACCACCTCGTTTACGACCATGGCCATCTGCAACTTTTTTCCATTTAATTTTTGGGATTGCAGATTCTATAAATGATTGAAAAGTCTTGATAGTCATCTCCTTACTTATGTGTTATCGCCATCGGTATATTTCATCTTCGACTTGTCAAAGATGTTTTTCTTTTTCTTGACTGTGGGTTCAACCCCTTCTATAATTTGATTAGTCCGAAAGATAGAATCCCAATTATCTCTACCCTTTTGTGATAGAGATTTTGATATTATATTGTCGCCAGTTATATCATTACGAGCTACCATCAGTTTTCAATCCCTAACTTTATCTTGTTAATTAGATATTCCTTAACAAAACCACTACGAACAATATCACCGATTGTAAACTCAATATTATCAAATGCATCCATGGCATCTAAGATTTTCATAAACTTCACAATACCACTCTTGTCTGAACCTTTAACAAGGTCAGTCTGGAAGAAATCACCAGCGAACATAATTTTAGAATCTTGTCCAACCCGTGTTACGATGGTATCAAGTTCATGGAAGTTTAGGTTCTGACACTCATCAACAATGATGATTGCGTTGTCTAGTGTAATACCTCTAAGGAATGACGTAGTTAAGAAACAAAGACTACCCTGCGCCTTCAACCTCTCGTACAGTCCAGCGAAGGCCTGTTCATTCGGTTGTTCAAATAAGAACTTAACCATGTTCTGATAGGGTACTTGGAACAATGCCGTCTTATCTTCTTCATCGCCAGGCAAGAAACCTATCTCTCGCGTTGGTACTGCACTACGCACAATGTACACTGTATCATAGGGTGTAGTTGTATTAAGAACTTCTTTCATTGCATTATATAACAATATAAACGTCTTACCCGTACCAGCCGCACCATATAGGAAAAGGTTCTTACCACCTTCATATGAAGCAAACGCCTTCTTCTGATTCTCAGTAATAGGGTTAACTTTAACTAAATTTCCAGAACCTATTTCTTTTGCCTTACCCATAATTAGTTACCTTTTGCTTGTAGTTTACGATGTTTATCTACTACAGATTGAGTCTTGATATCTTTGATTGTTCTCTTTGCATATCTATCTGAAAGATTAGTGCCTGGGTGTGCCTCTCCTACCTTCGCTAAGACTTCCTTAAACCCATCGTCAATTTTTATTCCACTAGTACCTGTACCACCAATGATATTTGGTGCAGATATTACACTTTTAAGTTGTGGATGGTCTTCTTTGAACTTATCCAGTTCAGAGATTCTAAGGAAATGTGTCTCCATTTCCCCGTCATCTTTATTTACAAAATCATACGTTGGCATCATCATCTCCTTGTTTTTTCAATTCCTTGATCTTATTTATACATTCTCCAAGAGAACTATTTAACTGGACAGTATCATTCCTCAACACTGCAATTTCACTATGCAATCGTGCAACCAAGGCCCTTAGTTGTTCCTGTTGCAACTTACCCTCATCTGTAAAATTAATTACAGGGTCAGGAAGTTTTGTTTGTTTCTGAGTCCTTCGACCCCAATATGGTAAAAATCCTTCACGCATATTCTGTTTCATACCAGTAAGGTGCTCCTCGTAGTTTCCACTTTGCCAAATGTTGCTTATACTTTATATAGTAATCCCTGTATGCAGTAAGTGAACTCTCGTTCTTTACATCATCTGGCATTGCCTGTGTTGGTTGCGTGAAATCAATACCCCTTGGAATTGTCCTTGGTGTTTGTTTTAGATGACTATCTAGTTTTCTAAAACTGGCATGTGGAGCATCTTTACTGTAGCGGTACATATACTCTTTGTTCAGTTCTTTCCACAATGCATACAACCACATGTAGTTCTTTGAACTTTGTCGTACCCATATAGCACTAGGGTGGTTCACATGACAAGCCTTGTAGAGATATGGTTCACGATTACGTCCCAATTCTCCATCCAAACGCCAGCGTTTAATCTTGCGCCCATTCTTAGTCAAGGCAGTGTACTCGTCACCATCCAGTACACGATGTGCAGTGGATAACAATTGAGCGTACTCAATAATCATCTTACTACAGTGAGAGTCACAGTGCATTTTTGCAGCGTCCTCATAATTATCAGAAAGGTAAAATATATTCATACTATTCTCTCTTTTGGTATTTCAGTTCTAGCTTGAGTTACATAATCATCTAACGATACATTTTTTCTTAATTCTTTTAGATTATGCAACGCATCTTGATTGCCTTGTTTTGCACACTTGTATAGATAAGTAATTGCCCTTTTCATATCTTTTTTTACATTGTAACTTCCAATGTGACCTAATAGATATCCACACCCAACATGTAGTTGTGCAGTTTCATAGCCTTCATCAGCAAGTTCTCGTAATAAACGAAATCCTAGAGATGGACTTCCACTTTGCAGTTCTTCTACTGCTTGATTGAAACATAGTAAACTCATTATTTAATCTCCCAGCGATAGAAGATGTGATCTTGTATCTCTGTTGTTTTCGTTTTAGTTGATGCCCAATCAGGTGTTACATAATCGGCATGGTAGTGGGC